TGCTGTTATACTATCTGTATAGATAATTCTGGGAGAATAATCATTTTCTATGATATATTTTGCCGCTTCAACAACGCCTAAGAACTCACCAATATTCACCGTTTTATTACCCAGGTTCTGATAAAAGATCCGCTTACCGGTCCGTAAATCTATCCCCTGAAACTCTGTTATTTTATTTTTCGTGGAATGAGCTGCGTCTGTAGCTATTCCCTCTACTGGAATTTCTATCATATTCTACCAATATTGAGCGGGTGTGGGAATAAGAGCCACAGTACCATTTATCATTACCGGTTTCATTTCTACTGTCGAATTAACCCAAAATTTGCAAGGCCACTCTCCTTCTACTTTAGCAAGATTAACAGTGCTATAATATGAAGCACGTCCTTGTGCTTTTATACAAGCCTTTTTTCTTTTTCTCGGCAGTTTAGGTTTTCTACTTTTTGAGAACTTTTTTTGCTGCGACATAATGACCATCGTTCTGGAATGCGGTTAATACAATGTTTGCTGACTTACAGAAATCATCAATTACCAGCAATAGATTTTTGATGTCTTTACGTTTTGACAGTTCCTCTACAACCCCATCAATAGTACGAACAGAATCTTTGACCCCATCCAGCGGATCGTATTTGATTGTCTTGTTTCCGAACTTTACTTCCACTAAATACACAGCGTTCTTTACAACTGTAGAAGTAATCTTTGCATCAAAAGCATGTGGTTCCGCTGCTACAACGATGTATCCAGCCTTTTCATTTTTCATAGGAACCATTTGTACATCATAAAGCACATTCGGCTCAATAATTGGCTCTAGCTCATGTGTTACAATACATACTTTTTTAGGACCCTTTGCGTCTTCTCTAACGCCCTTAATGTAACCGGTTTTAGTATTGATAGAAACAAATCCTACCCATGACTCTGTACGGTCTGACTTAATAAATTTCAATTTTGTTTTTATCTTATCCATATTCCTATGATTTTTGTTTACATATAAAAGCCTCACCAACTATTTTGTTAAGATGGTGAGGCAAAGGTACGACTTTGTTTTAAATTATGACATCAATTTATTAATTATTTTATATTTAATCAACTGTCACACAACAAATTAGCTATATATAAAACTAAATATAATACTTAATATAATTGACTATATTACAGATATTTACAAAAATCACTATTAGTATATCGAAAATGTCAATAATCAGCTTCAATATCATCCAAAATTTGTTTCACTTTTGGTATTGCGAATACCCCATTTTCATCTCGATATTCTATAGTCTTAACCGAGATACCAATCTGTACAAGGAACAACAAGGTGTTTTCAAGTTCATAATCCGGAAAACTACAGAATTTCACGCCTTCTTGCAGATGTACTGGGATATTCAGTACTGCCCCCAGTTGAATAGCATCATCTTCATAAGCCTCAAAATGAGATTGGATATGAAATAATACTAAACCATGTGCGTACTCACTCTTATAGAACTTATACGCTTCAATGTACAGATTGTCCATAATTTATAATTTTATTTGTTTAGAAATACACTTATCGCATATACCATCGTTACGCATGTATTTGACTTTCGATAACTGAAGTCCACATTGTCTACAATAATATACGCGCTTGGGTTTAACTTTTATCGCATATAAAATTTTACGTTTATTGACATCATATATACCAGAAAGTTTCTCAAGTATCTGGTTATGTGTGAATTTGTTTGTTTTCATCAATTTCCAATAATCATATCGGATTAACTTATCTCTTGCTTCTTTCTGATTCAACAAGCCATTGTCTCTCAATACAATAATATAAGGATATGGAATATTGGTTATATCCGAAATCTTTTGAGCATACAAGTCATAAATCTGTGCATCACTCATTTCTTTATCACTATTTTAGTTTGAAGGATTATAGATTTGGAGTCTTCAATATCGCGTATAAGATTGAATGAATCTTCCAATAGGGCCAACATAACACGATTACTTTCTTCATGTGTCATTTTTTCCCAGTCAATTTCTAATTGTTTAGCTATTTCTTTCGCTAGCTCATAAAACTTATTTGTCTTCGGAATATCCGTGATATCATATATTTCGTTTTGCTTTTGACCGAACAATAAACGGCTTAACTCATAATAACGAAAAAACGCCTCCAAAGTCTTCTTCTTATCTGGAGGCGCAATAGATAATTTGTTTTTTGTCATATTTATAAATGATTATATACGATTATCAACGATTTATGTAATTTTGCAACCAACATGGTAAGATTAGTCATGTTGGTTGCCCTTTTAGTAGCAAACCTTGTCGATGCACCTGGAATATCATGGATCAATTATGCTATTCTGGTTTATGATATTATTTCAGCCGCCATCGCAAGGTTTGCAGGACTAACCAAAAGGAGTCAGAAAGACTCTGCAAATTGATGAATTTTATCTGTATGGCTGGAGAACATATCTCCGACCTTTTTTAAGTAATAGTTGGAACTGGATGGGATTAGTTTAGAAAACCAAGTACATTTTGGGAAAATTAATTGGCTACAATTGTATTCAATTATCAATAAATAGCAGTATCTTTGCTGAAACGATTAATAAATATTTATCATTATGAATATAGAAATTGGAGACAGCGTAAAAATTGTCAATGCCATTGATCCTATAAAGATGGTTGTTATAGATAAAATAGACAATGAACATTTAACCGCAGTGTACTGGAGTCATACCCAAGGAGCATATCTTACAATAACAGGAAATATAAATGCTTTCGTAAAAATCGACTAACAAGCCCATTGCTTTTTATAATAAAATATAGGAACACACAAAAAACGTATCTCGACAACAATATACGAAGAATCAGTGTCCCTATATTTTTTTGCTTCAATAATAGCTTTCATATAACAAAATTTTAGTCTATAACAATATCATATTAAATAGATACAATACCAGATACCAAAGTACTGATATTGACAACTACAGTTTTCTATAGAATAGGAAAGATGGAAAAAGAATGGTTATGAGAATGGTACTGAAATTATAAATCAAACTAATGTCAACAGGGGAAAGCCCCCTGTTGAACGATTGTGTTATTGAGTTATGTAATCAGATAAATTGCCATCAAGATAATCTTCATCGCTACCATTATCATAGCGATAATTAATCCATGCATTATGAAGTAATTTATTAATCTCATCGACTCGCTTCTGAGTAATTCTACTGCCACCATAGTACTCTAATATATCTTTTGTTATATCAATATACATATTTTTTTCTATACGATTATGAGGACTGTCATATAAATCCGCTAATACATAGCTTTTCTTACATGGGTGTACATCACTCCTCCAGTGATCAGAAGCTGATTCTTTCTCTGGTCTCTCCCAACGAACATGTTTAACTTTTCCTTTCATAACTAAATCAATTTATTTAGCAAAGGTAGTAATTTATTTTTAGTTATAAACATGTTACTGTATTTATTCTAATAGAAATAGTTACAAAAACTCATTATATGTATCAATAACAATTTTCAGTAATTCCATTGATTTCCCTAACGATCCATACGCATCATTAATTACGTTATAACTTGCCTTTAACGTCTTTAGTTCACTCTCGGAATAAGGGTATGTTATAACCTTAATTAAGTATAATGTTTTCTTAGCTTCAATGAGTTCAGAAATTGATTGTTTCTTACGTTGGCATGTTTCATAATATTGTTGATACGCATCACCTAATTTGGAATTAAAATTTCGATTATAGAGGTCTAATTGAATTGCGATAGATTTGGTGTACACCTCGTTTGCAAACATTGTTATGTCGGAATTAAGTGTATTTAATTCATAAGTCAATTTAAGGTATGACAATTCATGTTCAAGAGAATCGACTCTCTGGACAAGTGTTTGTATTTCCTTTTGTGAATCATTAGATTGTGCATGGACTGAAGAAAAAGAAAGCACAAATACAAGAGAGCATAAAAATTTATTCATATAAATATGTGTGTTAAAAGTGTTTATAGCCAAAACTGTATGGTATTATATCGTGGACAACAACTCAAAATCTTCAATAGATATTTTGTCTATTGAGACAAGCCATTCAAGATAAGAAATATCATCTTTAATGTCACGAAACTTTTGTCCCTTATATTTCCCAAAATCAATTACTTGGTCTGCAATAGATATATCTTCCTGTTTTTCGACATCTGGATATAATTGTTTAAGTTCCTCAAAATCAACTTTAAAAAGCCTGTCTGTTTTTTCTAGCCAATGAAGATATTGATAATCTATCTTATAAATGTCACCAAAAGTTTTCCCCTTATATTTACCAAACATAAGTATCTCATCCGCTTTATGAATGGGAAATATTTCATCAAGCGATACACCGGGAACATCAATCAAAACCCATTCTCCACATCCAGCGCAAGGGATTTCTTCGTCTTTGATATTTGGATAACATTCTTGCCTATATGTATCATCAGGCTTACCATTTACAAAACACTTGCCATAAGCCTTACCATATTTTCCACGCGGCTTTACAGTTTCGACTAAGAAGGTTCTATCTTGATTTGGGTCAATACGCCTTTCCTCGCTGGATGAACGTGCTAATCCTAACTCACATCGTTTAACCAAGAATGGAGTTCGCTTCCCTATATTGTAATAAATACTAAAAATATTATCGTGTGGGTACATAGCTTATTCTATTATGGATACTAAAACGCCAAGTTACAATTCAGACTTTTTCTATTTGATTGTACAACTCTATTTTTATTAATCAATGAGCTGCAATACTTCATAAAAACACTAGTAAATACACTGACTGACATAATTAACTGGATTGTTCGATATACAAAATCATTTTCAATTTGTTTGGTAAAGATAATAATTTATTTTTTAGTTACAAATTTGTTGCAGCATTTATTCCAATAGGATTAGCTTAGATAAAAAAAACAAAAAAGAAATAGCTATGATATTGATGTATTTTTGAAAACTAATCAGCTATAATCATAACTAAATATCAATATTTTGTATTTTTGTAATCAAACCAATTAATAATACAATGAAGTCTTTTGATCATTTTAAGCATTATTTGCTGCTAAAAGAACAGATAAACTCAACAATAAAAAGTGATGATGTTACATTTTGTGACTATGAGAATGGGAATAAATGTACATACAGTTTATCAGAATGGCATATTGCCAAACGTTTTTATTTTCACTATGTCGTGCCATTTGGATATAATTTTTTATTATTTCAATCAAAGAAGATGCAAAACCCAATTGAGAATGAATTAAACAAAGTTTTACATATATGTAAAATCTATGAAAATGAATCACGTGAATTGTTCGATGAAATGTGTTATAGTTTAAGGCTTAACATATATGAGAATACAATTAAAAAAGTTATACCATGTAACCCGTACACATTAAAAAAATTTATTTCTGAATATGATTTTATTGGAAACACCATTAATGATTTTATTATACATACTTCTGTAATTATTACTTTTGTGATGTATGAAGCGGACACACTTGCCTCATACAAATATCTTAATTTTTATTATGACGCTACATTAAAAACGATTAGACAGTTATCAATTTCCCCCATACAAATATCGCAAATAATGTATCAAATAAAACATAAGGTAGATATTTATTGTGAACAATTAAAAATTAAAGACAATATAGTACCAGATGAAAATAAAATATCAAATAATGGAAAGTTTGAATTGTCATGGAAGTATGTAACATTTGCTAATGGATATATTTATCTTTATCATCCATTACATCAAAATTCCTCTCACCCCCTTAAATACAAAATGGAAAACTCTATAGGTGCTTTTAATAGTATTCAAAGTTACTTCATTAATAGATTACCACCTATTTCTGTTCAAGCAAAAAATGGACGAATAATAAAGGTTTTAAATATTGAAGACGTAGAATTTTGCATTCAAAAACTTACTGCAAAATATAAAAATCGGAACAACAGGCCAATATCTCGAATTCCTAAACACAAAATTGAAAAAATGACCCAAGAGCAAATCACAAATCATATCCATACATATAAATCTAAATATTTAGATTGGTTATGTTCTAAGCAATTACCTAACTATCAGATATATTATTGTTTAGAAATTAAATCCAATGTAAACCAACAAGAAAAGGATGAAGACGCATTTATTTTTACGATAAAAGAGACTAACCAAATGATAACCTTAGTTTATGAAAATGTATTAGAATCACGTAGCAGTATAGTTTTTAAAATAAGAAAAAACAGACTCCCAAATGTCATCCAAGAAATTCATCACTTTTTTTCTTCAAATTCCTTTAATAAAAGAGAGCTTATCATGCAAGGAAATGTAAGTAACGAACTTCTTTTTTCATCAAATACTTACTGGAGAATTATGCACACTAACTTCAATTCTTGGAAATCAAAAATTGAAGAAACTTATAACCCATTTATTGTCTAACATCTAAACAAATATTTGTCCTAACGCCCACATAAAAATACCAATTATAGTTGTTATGCAAATAAACTTCCACATCATATCCGGAAAACTCCCACACCCGATTATACATAACATTGATACAGCAAATATGATTGTTGCTCCTGTTATATTTTTCCATAATTTTACATGTTTTGAATTTAAATCCAAAACATGTATCGTTAAACTACAAATAATAGCCCAATAAAAGAAACAAATAATATATAGCATAACATCAAACAAATTTATTGTTTTCAATATTGATAGTACACCCTAAAACATCTACAATTTTCAAAAAAGTATCTATACTAATAATTGTTTCCTTTCTTTCTATATTAGCAATGGTTAAAGGAGCACATTCGATTTCTTTTGCTAAAGCGCGTTGAGATAAAGAATGTGTTTTTCTTATATCTACCAACCATGCCAATAAATTTTCATAATCAGCTATAATGTTTTTATCTATCTGAATATGTGCATTGATTACCTGCAAATATTCCATGACTTTTTTTAAATTGAAATTATGCTCGCCTTTTTCAAAACGCCTTAATGTAGGTAATAACATTTTCATATCAAATGAAATATCAGAAGTACCCCTACCAGATTCTTGCTTAGCTTTTGCCATTAATACACAAAATTCTTTTCGATCCATAATTTTTATATTTTGATGTTACGACAAATTTAGATATTACATTTGAGATACGCAAATACTTGTCATTTATTCTTTATAATTTTCTCTTCCACAAACCCAACGACCTCATCTATCTTGCTTATACAGTCCTCCATCAAGCCGATATAGTCCTGCATTTTTTCTCCCCTAGAAGACATTTGTAAGCCATCTGGAAGAGAATCGTAAGAGTCTTGTTCTTCATTTAAGATGTCCTCCAGTTCTCCCTTCGCTTCTTCCAGGGAACTAATAACATCGTTGAATCTACCTTTCCTTTCTTTGTTCATTTATTTAAATACGATTATATTCGATTATACACATTATTATTAAATTTGTAGCCAACTATGATAATGAATATCATGTTGGCTACTATTATTTGAAATAAATATTTTTAATCATGTACAAAACACCTAATAAATATTACGAAGACAACCACAAAGAAAACAGTAAACTGTCTTTCAAAGCTTTTCAGAAAAGATCAGAATTTTGGCAGGGTGTACTCGTAACCAGCGCAAGCCTATACGGGATATTAGTTTCCCTCCATGATAATTTTCAAGAACCGCTATGTACCCGCGTGGTATTTCTTTGTCTGATAGTCGTGTTGACCATTGGTGTGAGTACAGCTGGCGTAACTCTATACAACTACGCAATTCTTCTTGAACGTCATAGGCAAGAGGTCGAGAAGGAATTATTATCTGCATTGAATAAAGATGCTCTGGTGTCGGAGGTACATACCGGTTTATCAAAGAAGGAGGAGTTCGTAGAATGGTTGGCTCTGTTTGCATTGCTAAGTACACCTTTTCTATTACTCGCATACACCATCCTAAAAATGTACGTGAATTAACCTTGCCCCTATCTTTCCATAAAGGCATCCTCCAGTAATATTCTTCCGGAAACTTGCAGAATGGATGATAGTATGGGTCATCCATAAGAGTAAAAGGCATTCTTCTCATAGCAAAAATTCTTTGCTAAAATACCCCTTTGAGATAAGCCACTTAATCATAGACACACAACTATCAAAAGGGCTGTTCTCGATAGGAGTACCAGCAAAACAATCTACGGTATATCTACATACGGAGAAGTTATATCCAGCCTCATACTTAATCAGTTCTGGATGGTGAAGAACATTTGGTCGGTCGCAAGGAATCTCATAAGGAAGCAGTTCAAGTAACCGGACCAAGCTCCATGCTGGAATGTCATTGTTGTCTATGTTTTCCAGTGATGGTGGACACAATTGTAGTTCCCATTCCAATGAATCAGTGCTTGATTTTGTACAGCGATATACCAAATCTGCTGTTTCAGGTTTTACACCTAACTCTATTAATTGTTGCGACTGCTCTATGCTTGTTGCAACTTGTGTTGTAAACTGTGCCATATCGTTATCATTTTTTCATTAGTTCTTCTTCAAATTCGGCAATGATACAGTCTGCATCACCACCATGTACCCAATTCTCTAAAACAGAAGCCAGAATTTCTATAGCTCTTTTCTTGGCATCTTCTTCACCTTGCTTGTAGGCATCCATGCCTATTCGATCTATGTCTCCTAAAAAATCATAACTCATTTCTCTAAACAGATTTAAAATGTTCTATAAGCTCTTTCACCGTTGCCTTATGACTACAATGAAACCATGCCGCCTGTACACTACCTCTAATATTTTCTCGTGCATAATTGATGTCATCGTCATCGCATATAAACCAAATATTTTCAGGAGGATATACAAACCATTGTGAATCGTCAGTATCGTCTCTCAATGCGGCTATGGCAAGGAACAAAGCCTCATTAGTTCCGCAATGAATATACCCATTACATTGTTCAGGAGGATATGGAACATCAATTCCAAACATCTCATCATTGTCTGTCGCTAAAAAATCATCGTTTATATACCTTTCATATCCTATTTTATACCCTAAACGAACTAACTTATCTCGAAGCTCCGGTGTGTTTTTGAGTATAAACACAGGTGTTGTAAATCCCATAGTTAATCCTCCGTTTCTATCTTTACTTTGGCACGTATTACAAATATTCCACTACATGAATTAAAAACATCACATGGATCTGAATACAACCTATCACCTAAATAAGTACCACACTCATTCTTTAAAGAACACTCTAAACAAGGGGATTCGCTCGGTATGACAAACTCATGCAAAACTCCATTAATTATTATTCCATTATTTACTTCCATAATCATTTCTTTCTTCTATGTGTTTTCTTATTTTTGTTTTTCTTTCAATTCTTCAATCATCCGTTCAAGGCGATTGTATTCATCTCTCCCAGCTTTATAAGACTGGTCAATGCAATCACGACAGAATTCCAGACGTTTAATTTGTTGTTCCAATGTTTCGTTCATATTTCTTGTTTTTACATATTATTCCAGAGGACAATCGCTGGGAATATCAACTTTGTCACCTTCGTGGGGTCGGAGTGCAGCAGCTACTGTCCTTTTTAATTTTTCACAAAAGAGTTTTACGTCATCGTCACAAAACCAATCATACGGATCTGGGTCCGGAAGAATTATACAATGCGGACATTGTACACACTTCTTTATTTCATTAATTTTTGTTTTACCCATATTGTATATCAACTTTAATTAAACCAATGTTTTCAATATTCCAATCGCTTTTGCTATACTCAAAACTTCCTTCTTTGTTTTTACAGCAGCTGGAATAATTGTCCCATTTGCAGACTTAGAATAGGTCTTGCCACGACATAATACATAATCGTAACCCATTACTTGCTTCTTACGAGAGAAACCTATACATCCATATTGCAGCGTCCATTCAGAACCACCTCCAAACGGCATATAGTTACCTTTATCATCATACCACGAATTTTGATGACGTCTTGCATGAAAATAACGAGTACCAAGTTGATTATACAATAACACCTCGTATGCACTGTTGATTGAACGATTATGTAAATTCAATCGTTCGCAATTTAATCGTTGTTGAGTATCAATCGGTAAATCACAGAATTTCATATTTATTCTTATCTGAGTGTTGGTTTCTCGAATGTAATATTAGGCAGAAGAGAGTCGACTTTATTAGCAATTCTACAATTCCATTCTTGTTCTACATTTGATATAGCTTCCATTATCTTACCGAAAAGGCAAACTGGAATTTCATCGCAGCAGGGGTCTATAAAAGAGACACATCCTTTTTCATCTATCCTATACCGTATTAAAAGCTGTTTACGGTCATCTGTAATTCTCTTTTTACTCATTTACGATATTTAATAAGTTAAATTTCCATCTTTACTAATAGTAATCACCCCGCTCGTTACCCCAACAAAATAATACTCGGCCTTTGAGATGATGCCTTTGTTTTTCTCCAACATGTGTTCTGCTTCTATTTTATCAAAAGCGGTAACTAAGCAAAGTGTATTATCAATGCATAGTCTAAAAATAAATGTTCCCATATTAATTACTATCTTTTTATTAGTTAATTTTCACCCAAATACGAGAACCGGGTAAATCTGACTTAGCTGACATAACATGAAATGCTAATACTTTTTTCACATCTACGCGGTTCCCTTTGATTATTCTCTTAACTTTTTCAGCACTCACAAAATAAGTGTATTCACGTTCACCATTTAGATGTTTTTTAAGAGCTTCTTTTGCGTCAGATTCCTCTTTAAAAACATCATAAGAATATGCGTTATAGGTCCGTTCTCCATCCAATTTAAATTGTAGCTGATAAAAGACTTCATTTGTTTCTTTATCAAAAGATTTTCCTATTCTTATCTTCATTTCTATTCTGTTATTAGTCAAACAGCTTAAATTCATACACCCACACAAATGGGTTTTCTTCCCATGTACCTTTGCCGGATACTTTATCTATCAGGACAGCAAAGGCTTCTTTGGGGTTCTTAAACCAGCGAGAAGCAAAGTATTTATTATCTCCGTTCAAAAAAGCATCATAAGCATAAAGGAAAGGGGATTCATCAGATATTACCTCTTGCATAACAATTCCTTCTTTCAAGCAATCTTCATCGCTAATGTCCTGTAGGCGTTCAACCTTGATTCCGGTAATTTCGATATGGTGTGGCATTAGGTCGGCTTTCGCAAACATCTTATTTCCCCAACCGGGATATAATTTCAGTTCAGGCAATATAGAATCCAAGTATTCTAAGTAAGCCACATTTTTCCCCTTTCTATGAAATCGGTCAACATCCATATAACTTTGTGCAATGGCAACAACTTCACCAACCTTGTATTTAGGCTTTATTTCATACCCATGTATGCTTTCATAACCACTCTTACAAAAGATACTGTTGCGTATTTGGTCTTCCGAAATACGTCTCGTCATAGTCTTTCGACCATCCAACACAGCTTGGGTTAAGCCGTATTTATCGTTAAACATTATTTTCTTCATGATTATTCCTCCTTGATTAAATATGGATTATCGTAGATGTTGCCTAATATTTTAACATCACTTTCTGTATCTGTATTCAAATCACTAATTGCATAAAAACCAGCATTTTCAGAATCATTTTCTGTAACATTGAAAATAAACCCACCTTGATGCCATTCTATACAACCTTTCAAATAGTGCTCTTGTTCTCCATAACAGCCATGGGAAAAGAATAACCATTCAACAATATCCCCTTCATATATTTCTTTTCCGTTTTTGTCAAGTAGCCCGGTGAATTGACCTACGGTTTCGGGAATGACCTTACTTCTATTAAACATTTCAGTAGCTTCGTATCCATATTGGGAAAGTTTCTTGCTGAAAATAGCCATTTCACCACTTTCGTACTGAATCAAGTCACCAAATATCCATTCGTTATTATATAAGTTTTTACCTCTGAATTTTATTGTTCTCATATTCATTACTATTTTGTTTTACTTCAAAATATCAATAGCTTGCTTCAATATAACATCAGCTATTTTTTCATCACCGATCTCTGTTTTGCAAATTATTCTAAGTTGCGTTGCTAAATATCTTGTAGCTTGTGCCAACTGTTGAACATCTTTTGGGACTTCCATATCATTTTCAATCGCAGACCGTCCCAATATCTCTGCTATCCTAAATTCTATTTCACTCATATTAAGATAAGAACGTATAACCCTTTTTGATAGCAAGAGCTTCTTCTTTACTATCAAACATTAAAGTTGTTTCGCACTCGCTTCCATAACATAAAGCTTTCACTTTCAGCCACCAATGATAATTTCCACTACCATAATCATCATAATATGGCTCACCGATAATCTCGGTTACATAATGTTCAAGTACATTCATTTATCCTCCTTGTTTTTTGTTTTGACTTCCTCTAATTTGCAACAATTATGTTTATCATCTTGCTTCCAACATAGAAGTCCTGAACCTGAATATAAGTCGCAATAGTCACAACCGTCCCAATTTGGGCGTGCTCTACATACATTGATAATATTTTCCCTTTGTTTGTGAGAAAGAAAATAACTTCTTAATCTTTCCGCATTATTAACATTAGTTGCCATGTTCTCAAAATTTATCATTTATAGACTCTTTTATCTTCTTGTCGGTGCCGGTTTAGTTTTAAACATATACAAATCTTTACCATCATTATCAAGAAGATAATAATCCGGTTTTACTAATGTGATCCAGTAATCTATAGGCAGCAAACGTTCGTCTCCAAAAGAAGGAGATGTGTATTGGCTAGTTGGAACATAATGAGCTTGAAACAAAACCTTATCATTATTATATGTTGACATGATTCTTGTTATATCTACATCTGAAAAGTGTTCCAAGACCCCATGTGTTACCACTACTGTAGATGATTCAAAAAACTTAGGTTCACAAATATTCTCTTTAACATAAAACAATGGGACTTTTCCTAAGTAATTATCCGTGGATATTGAGAGTGTGTTCTTGCAACATAAATCCAACATAGGAATATTGATGTCTGAGAAGATAACTTTTGAAATTTTCTTTGTATTAGAAACACTGGTTAATCTAAAAGAATTAAACAACCTCTCTCCTATTTGCGAAATAGCAAGGCTTACAGTACCTATTCCACATCCTTCCTCTTTTAAGATAAGAGGTGCTTTCAGGTCGTAGGATATTTGTTGTATATTGATAATTATTTCTTCTATAAAACGGTTGTATTTTTTACAAAACACATTCACATAACTGTTGTTACAGACACGACTTTGATAGAAATCTTCCCAGGTATTCACAGATTCTGTAATATTATCTTTGCTCATATCTCCTTTTGATTTTCAAATTACTTCTCATCAACATACACCTCTTTCTTGTTGTTAGGCCAAGATTTACGAATCAGGGAAGTGATCTTCTTTCTTTGAAGTCTCTCGATAGCTTTTCTTTTGGCTTCGGCTTTATTATTAGCCGAAACCACTATTTCAAAAGCATCCAGATCAATCGTCACTCGATATTTTCTCATTACATATTCTGTTTTTAATTATAAATATTATGGGCATAGCAATACCTATAACCGATAAAGCTATATGTAAATAAAGAATATTGCTACAGCCTATGAATTTGGATATATAATACCACCACTTAATTGGTAACAATAACTGAAAAGCAATTATAATCCAAGCTATTACAATATACTTCTTACCTTTCATTTCTTTGAATATTTTCATCATAGTTATGCTTTTTCTAAATCGTTATTGGTAGCCACACCTTTTAAAACAGCTCCTCCAACTTCAACGCGATAAAAGTAAGAAGGCTGAACATTGTTATCTGAATCTTCAGAAAATGATGGATACACTTTCTTTATTCGACCAATTTTACCAACCATTGCCGGTTGCAAATCATTAGAGACAATTTTCACATTATCCCCAACATTAAATTTTAAATTTTCCATATTATTGTTGTTAAATTACGCAACCTTACGTTGCATTGTTACTAATATTTTACATAATGCCTCACAAAGAACTCGTGCCATATTAACTTCTACGGCGTTTCCTATATACTTTTTCTGTTCTGCTTTTGTTCCTATTAGCATATAATCTTCTGGGAATCCCATAATACGTTTCAACTCTGGAATCGTTAGCATTCTCATTTTTATGTCGGAAATTCCATACATGGCCATGAATTCCTTTATTTTCTTCATTACATCACTATCTGTGTCATATATCTCATATACCAATCCTTCTGGAAACATCTTAATAAAGCCAGGTAGCTCTCCCCCTCCAGATGCTTCAATCAAATATGGCGGCATCTTATCCATTCTAGCGATTAACGTAAAACAAGGTTTATCTACAGATCCGCCAGCAGAATTAAATTGAGGATTCATCAAGTAATGCCATTTACGGTTTGCGGTAATTACTGGTGCCGGTTGATTTATACTTGTGCCAACATTCTTAAAATTTGTATCTAAAATCCAAGGTTTACAGCTTACAAGGCTATATTTGGGATTAACAGTAATACAGCCTAGTGGTTTATCCAGTGAAGAAGGCTTACTGTTTCCGTATTGTTGGTCAATAAACACAGAAGAAATTAATGAAAATCGGTCTTTTGTTGTTACGGTTGGTGCTGGTTCATCTACAGATTTACAAAATCCATTTCCATAATGAACAGAAATAAATGCTTTTCCGGTTAGAATATTTAAACGGTTTATGCAAGCAACACCAAGTCGATTTTGAGTAGATATTACTGGACATGGATCCTCAACTCCCGGAGCATTGTACTTTCCAGCTTTACTCATTGAGTTATACTTAACCATGAAGGCATCTTTCCCACCTGCTACAAACTTAATAAGTCCTGCATAAATTCTTAATAAAGAAGAATCTACTAAAGGTGTTTTCCGACCAAAAATACTTTTTCCTTCATCATCAAAGTCTAACACTTCTCGTACTGCCTTCCAGTTCTTTAATTTTTGGTCTGGCTTTTTAGAATGGGTTTGCTCTGGAAAAACAATAGGTAAACTCCCTTTCGCAAATATTCCGAAAAATCTCTTCCTAGAAGTGTAAGCTCCATAGTCTGCTGAATTTAATATTTTATGCTCAAATTTGTAGCCATAAGACCTTACGTTATCCAGCCATCTCAAATAAGATTTACCTTTATCACGACTAATGGGTTTACCGTACTCATCCAAATCTCCCCATGACATAAACTCTTCTACATTCTCAATTTGAATATAGTCTGGGTTAATAGCCTCAATATACCGAAACAAGTGCTCTGCAAGTGTTCTACTATCTGCATCTCGTGGTTGACCACCCTTAGCCTTCGAGAAGTTTGTACATTCCAACGAAGCCCATAAAACTATCAATGCTTCAGGATATTCAGCTCTGCATTTTTGTAGGTGGGAAACTAAAGGTGATAAATTTAGTGTACGAATATCTTCTGTAAAATGAAGAGCGTCCGGATGATTAGCAGCATGACTTGCAATCGCATTTTTATCATGATTTACACACGCTATTACCTTAGCGCATTGTTCATTCTCTAAACGGGCTTTTTCTACCCCTGTGCTGGTTCCACCGGCACCACAAAATAAATCTATATAAAGTAATTTCATTGTTTTTCCAAGTATTCTACAATATCTTCATCAGGCATGTTAAAGGTCTCTTCATCCAGATAGAAATAAATCTGTTCATCTACAGATTCTGCTTCTCGTGTACTCCAATTACCCATATCATCTAATAATTGTCGCGCTAATCTCTCGACAGATACAGTCACCTTTTCTTCATCAGGAGTGTTTTCTAAGATTACTACTGTTTTTATTGGATAATCAGCACCATTCCAATCAATATAATCTGGATTTTGGCAAAACATTCCACGAATAATCGACCATATTTTTTCTGACTGAAAATCAGAATTTTGTATATGCCAGTAACATTCCCAGTATGTAAATCCGGCACTGCGTAGCATTTCCTGAATAACTGTATCAGAGGCACCATTAGTTACTGCATCTTGAAGTGCACACCAGTACCCTTGATTGAAGTCAGTCAATTTGGGAGTTAATTCGCTGGCCTTTACTTTTACGTTCCCTTTTTTATCAGAAAAAATTAGAGAAACTAATGTGTCATTTTCAACAGGATAAGAAACCGAGGTGCATATTTGCATAACTTTCTGCTCGTCACTATTTTCAGGGTGCCATATTACTTCAGCACCAATATTTATAAAATAGTATTTATTCATGTTCAATTTTATATATTAGGACATATTTAGCGAATCTAACAATTGTTTTAAAGGTTGTTTGTCATCTTCACTCTTAGCTGTTAATAGTTTCACTTCTCCGTCAGCTAATTGATAAAATTCATCTTTTTCAGCATAGTTCATAGCTTTTATATACAATTCAAAAGCATCTTCAATAGACATGCCATCTGCCGAAATATTAGCTAACAATTCTCCCATACACACTTCGCTTTGTGCATATTGTCTTATAATCTTTTTAAATGTTTCCATGTGTCAAAAATATTCTGCCACCCATACCATATCAAATATGGGTGGCGATAATATTAAATAGTCAAGGTTTTAGTCAATTCGCCTTTATAACCACGTTCACGTAACATGTTTATAAGAGCTTCGTCACTATGCAGACAATCGTTACTTTTTGCCTCGCCTGTCAACAGGCTCGGCGAAGGCTGAAATGCTGCAACCGCTCTCACCATGTTACTGTCGTACTTGCTGCTGCCGTTGAAGTAGCCATTACTAAAGATCACGCCCCAGCTGTAGCCCTGACTGCCCTCACTGCTACTCCAAACCCAGGTTTCATCAGAATCTTCTGTAGGAAGTAAACATTCATCGGGACATCCAATTTCTTTCATTGCTTTGTTTATCTCATCATGATATGCGCAAAGCACTCCTAGCTCCATCAAACAAGGCAAATACCACTGGAGGCCACCTTTTTGATAGTTCCAGCAGCGTTTGGCGGCAGTCATTCCATCAATATCAGTTTGTGCTTCTACAATACGTTTGGTTAGATCAAGTCCGGAGAAAGTTTGCATAGCAACGGATTCATTCTGCTCTTCCGTTAAGATCCTATCAGTATTTCCCCATTGTTCTTGCCAAGTGTCAAACGCCAAAATACGGCTCATAAATTCTGTTGTTACGATAATGCCAATAGCATTAGTATAATTCATACCTCTTGCTCTGAAATCTGCGATTTCATACTGTTTCTTGTCGGCTCCTAAAACCGAAATAGAATACTTTTCCATACTTGTAAATTATTATTAATATTGATTTTAGAACCACACCAATAGCCTTGGAGTCTTCCAATAAAAATTGAATACTGGGAATATCTCTTTA